GTGACCCTGTACGAACTGGACATGCGTACCAACTCGCCGTGGACAGGACACATCAATGCGTGGCTCGTCGCGATGCGCGCGACCGGCCGACCCGAGACGACGCTCCGCACCCGGAGCGAGCACCTACGGTGGCTCGCGGTCTGGGCCGGCGACCGCGACCCGTGGAGCATGACGACGGACGATCTGCTCACCTGGATGGGCGGGAAGGTCTGGGCGCGCGAGACGCGACGCGGCGTCCGCTCCAGCCTCCGCGGCTTCTACCGCTGGGCGGTCGCCACCGGCCGCGCGACCCACAACCCCGCCGAGGGCCTGCCGTCGATCCCGCCGGCACAGCCGCGGCCGCGGCCCACGCCGGAGCACGCCTACCGGCTCGCCGTGATGAGGGCGAGCACCCGGGAACGACTCATGCTGCGCCTCGCCGCCGAGTGCGGACTCCGACGCGCCGAGGTGGCGCAGATCCACTCGCGCGACCTGATCGAGGACCTGGGCGGGTGGTCGCTCGTCGTTCACGGGAAGGGCTCGCGCGAGCGGGTCGTCCCGTTGCCGGTGAGCGTCGGCGTCGAGCTGCGCACGCTGGGGCGCGGGTACGCGTTCCCGGGTGACGACCACGGGCACCTATCGCCGCGGTGGGTCGGGACGCTGGTCTCGCGCCTGCTGCCCGAGGGCTACACGATGCACTCGTTGAGGCACCGGTTCGCCACCCGGGCCTACGCGGTGGACCGTGACGTGTTCACGGTCCAGGAACTGCTCGGGCACGCCTCCCCCGCGACGACGCGGGTCTACGTCCAGTTGCCGGACGACTCGAAGCGGCGCCTAGTCGAAGCGATCGCGAGTTAGGGAGCGGCTGCCCGCGGTTCACCCGCGGGCAGCCGCGTAGCCGGCTACCTCGCCGCCCAGGGGTCCACGATCACGAGGCCGACGACGGCCGCGATCACCGCGGCGAGGACGAGCCGCTGAGCCCACTTCTGCCAGTCCTCCAGCGCGACGATCCGCGCCTCCAGGTGACCGATCCGGACGTAGTCCGCGGCGCTCTTCGTGCTCGCCGAGTTCACGGCCGCGGTGAGGACGTCGACCTTGGTCTCTAGCGCGCCGAGGGCACGCACGACCTCGCCGTGCGTGACCTCGGTCGTGTTCTCAGGCGCCATCGCTGCGGGTCGGACGGTAGCCGAACGCGATCCCCGCGCCGGCGGCGGCGATCGCGCCGGCGGCAGACGCCGCGACCTCCAGACCGGCCACGTTGAGCGGCGTGACGGCGGCGCCGGCGGCGATCGCGACGACGTAGGCCCACGTGCGGACCTTGGGCGGGATGGCGGGGGTCTCGGTGTCCATCAGATCGTTCCCTTGTTGAGTGCCTGCTGGAGGGCCTGGACGACGGTGGACGGCCGCGAGAGGAAGCCGTCCGCGGTCGAGCGGTAGTGGCGCTGGAGCGCGCGGATCGTCTGCGGGCCGAGGTTGCCGTCCGCGTTGACGCCGAGCCGACGCTGGAGTGCGCGGACGACGTCGGACCCGCCGCTCCCCCACTGGACGGACTCCAGGGCGGCGTTCCACGAGCCCTTAACCTGGCCGCTGATCACGCCGTCCACCTTCGTCCCGAGGACCTGCTGGAGCCGGCGCGTGGTCGCGGCGCCCCAGTACCCGTCCACGCGCAGCTTCTCCGGGCCGGGCGCGGGGGCCGGCTTCCCGCCGCCGGGCGCCTCGGCGAGCGCGCCGGACTTCACGGCGTCCATGACGCGGCCGGGGCAGGCGGTGGACGCGCCGGGCACCTGCTGGTGGCCGTAGACGGGCAGGCGCGCGCCAAGCGTCGCGCGCAGGTCGCGGAACGCGGCGATGGCCTTGTCCGTCAGGGGCTCGTTGTTCCCGACGATGAACAGCACGCCGTAGAGGGTGCGGTTGGCACCGGGGTTCGCCGGCGAGGCGGCGTGCGCGGCCTGCCGCTTCCCGGCGAGGGACCAGATGCGGCCGGCCTGGTCGATGCCGTAGTTGTACCCGATGTCGGCCCAGCCCTTGCTGCGGACGTGGTGGGTCCGGTAGCCGCGCAGTTTCGCGGCCACCTGGTCCTTGGTGAGGTTCGCGTACTTCACGTCGCCGTCGCCGGGGTGGTGGGCGGCGATGCCCTCGGGCTGGACGTACAGCGGCGAGCGGTTCCAGCCCTCGGGGGTAGAGGTCCACGCGGAGCGCGGGAGGATCGTGGCCATGGTGGGGCGTCCTTTCAGTCGACGGTGATGCCGGACAGGCCGGCGAGCATGACGGTCGCGGAGGTCCCGGTGTACGGGGACCGGAACATGAACGCGAGAGCGCCGGAGGGCGAGAGGTTCGCGTACCCGACGTAGGCGCCGGTCGTGACGACGGTTCGGGACGAGTCCGGGCCGATGAACCCTGCGGGGAGGTCTGCGACGGCGGCGGAGGTGTTCACGGCGAACGGGCCGCTGATCGAGCCGCGGAAGTAGAGGACCTTTCCGATGCGGCGGACCTCGGGCGTGATCGGCGTCGTGTACCCCGAGCGCACGGTGATGGGTCGCCACCCGGTGTCCTCCATGAGCCCGCCGGGACCGATGAGGGCGAGGCGCAGGTCCAGGGTCCACTGCGGGACGGCCGCGATCGGGTCGCCCGCGACGAGGGGGTCGGGAAGGGGGCTCATGAGGTCTCCCGGATGAGGTAGAGCGCGGTCTGGGCGTCGCTGAAGGTGAGGGGTTCGGACTCGTGGAACAGCCAGTTCCACGCGGCGGCGTCGCCGAAGATGAGGCCGCGGGGCGCGGCGAAGTCGAAGTTCTCGGGGGTGAGGACGAGCGACTCGGCGCCGTCGCTGCCGATCGTGAGGGTGCCGCCGATGATCCGGACGGCGGAGAGGTCGGGCTCGGGGGCGTTGGCGATGTAGGCGACCATGCCGTGGCGGTAGTCGGTGCTCGTGACGTACACGAAGTCCGGGGCGTTGCCGATGAGCCGGTCCTGGTTGAGGTCGAACTCGAGCGCGCCGTCCAGGCGCCACCGGGGCTGGGACGCGGTGGTGACGGCCCATCGGGCGACGTCGGCCATCGGGGCGGGGTCGACGGCGTCGGACCGGATCGTCCACTCGGTCTCGCCGTAGGCGAGGATCGACGCCTCGTCACGGAACACGACGGACGAGTCGGACCAGTCGCCCTCGGGGTCGTCGGGCGGGACCTTGTAGCCGACGCTGGCCCGGTTGACGATGAGGTCGAAGTCGAGCACGCGGTCCTGGTCGTAGACGAACCGGGCGTCCACGTTGAACGGCGCGCCGCCGCCGCGCACGACCTCGGACGAGCTGTTGACGCCGGTCTTGGCCAGGCGCTCCAGGGCCACGGCCTCGGTGCCGGCCGTGGCCGCGACCACGGCGTCCAGCCACAGCCGGCGGCCGGCCGGCAGGACCACGCTGGACGAGCCGCTGTAGCCGACGACGCGCACGAAGAACGACGTGGCGTCCTCGGGGGCTTGCGCCGTGACGGTGAGGCGCGCGCCGGGGTAGAACGCGGGGTTCACGGGGGCCGTGGCGGTGTAGTCGAACGTGTCCCAAACGATCTCCAGCGTCACGCCGCGGTCGGGGCTCGCGGGCAGGTTCGCGTAGGAATCGGACGCGACGAGCGCGGTCGCGGCGACCCACGTCCCGGGCTCGACGGGGACGGACGAGGAGATGGCCTCCATGTACGTGGTGGTGCCGCCGGCGGTGACCTGGAGGATGGAGGCACCATCCCGGCCCCCGAGCGCTTCCCACATCTGCGGGAAGGACGTAGTCCTGGTCGCCGCGGCGTCGCCGCCGGTGGACCACCCGGCGGTGTTCACCTCGAACGAGGGGTTCGGGATGAGGTTGGGGTGGATGGCGATGAGGTTGGGGTACCAGGTGGGACGGTCCTCGATCGTCAGGCCGGCGCGCGAGGACGTGACGATCTTGCCGGCGCCGGCGATCGTGTCGCGCAGGATGTCGAGCGCGGACGTCGCGTCGATGTCGCGGGGCGCGACCTGCGGCTGGGCAGTCGGGTCGGTCGGCAGGCTCGCCCACGGGAGGTCCGCGGTCAGTTCGGCGATGCGCAGCGCGCGCGCCGCCCAGGACTCCAGGGGCCACGGCTCGTCGCCGAGGCGCCGGCGGGCGAGGACGCCGAGCCAGTCGATCGCGGTCACGCGCAGGACCTCGACCTCGAACGTCGAGCCGTCGGCGTTGCGGAACTCGCGCACGGTGCGGCGCAGGGTGTCCACGGCGCCGTAGAACACGACGTCGCCGGACGCCGGCCAGACGTCCACGAACAGCGTGACGGGGTCGTTGATCTGCGGGCGCGCGTGGCCGGGCGGGACCGTGACGTCGATGCTGAACGTGGACGGGTCGGGGTTGTCCAGGCCGGTCGGGGCGGACCACTGGACGGTCGCTGGCGTGTAGGCCGTGGGCAGGGTGTCGCGGCCGGCGACGTCCAGGTTGTAGGTCGTCGTGCCGATCGTGAGGGTGCGCGGGCTGAAGATCATCCGAACACCGCCTGGCCGAGGGTGCGCCGGCCGGTGCGCCGCATGGTGCGGCCCACGATGGACTCGATCTGCCGGCCGACGGCGAGCGGGTCCAGGGCGCCGTTGACGGTGATGTTGTAGACGGCTCCCCCGCCGGTCCCGAGCGCGCCGAAGCCGCCGCCGGACGCCGGCGCGAACACCGCCGGTGCGACGAGCTGCGCCGGCTCGGGCTCGGCCGCGAACGCGCGCATGAGCACGGGCTCGTCGGCCGGCATCGCGGCCCGCGAGAAGATGCCGCTGATGCCGTTGCCGATGTTGCGCATCCAGGCCGGCGGCTGCGGGAACTTGATGTTCCGGATGGAATTGATGACGTTCTGAATCATGTTCCACACGGCCTGGAATGCGTTCTTCACCGCGTTGATCGGGGTGAGGATGATGTTGAGCGCGTTCTGGCCGGCGTTCTTGATCGAGTCCCACACGGTGGCCGCGGCGGTCTTGATCGTGTTCCAGACGTTGTTGATCCGGTTCCCCCAGGTGGTCACGGTGACCTGGATGCCGGCGACGATGTTGGCGATGGTGGTCTTGATCCAGTTCCACGCGGTGGCCGCGGCGTTCTTGATCGTGTTCCAGATGAGCAGCGTCGCGGCCTTGAAGAGCTCGATGCGCTTGTTGATCTCGATGACGACCTTCACGACGGCGTCCTTGATCCAGTTCCAGACGGCGACGGCGGCGTTCTTGATCGTGTTCCAGATGAGCAGCGTCGCGGCCTTGAACAGTTCGATGTGCGCGGACACGACGTCGATCACGGTGGTGACGGCGTCCTTGATCCAGTTCCACGCGGCCTCGGCCGCGGACCGGATGGCCTCCCAGATCGCGAGGACGGCGTCCCGGAACCACTCGCAGTTGTTCCAGAGGTAGATGACGATGGCGACCACGGCGGCGATCGCGGCGATGATCAGGCCGATGGGGTTGGCGTTCATCGCGGCGTTGAGCGCCCACTGTGCGGCGGTCCACAGGGCGGTGGCGCCGCGCACGATGGCCTGGACGGCGGCGTAGGCCTTCAGGGCACCGTTGACGACGAGCACGCCGGCGGCGAGCGCGGCGACGGCGGTGGCCACCGCCGTGACGGCGGTCGCGTTCTCGCCGAGGAAGCCGGCGACCTGGCCGAGGATCGTCTGGAGTTGGGTGTAGACGGGGAGCAGTCCCTCGCCGATCTTGGCGCGCGCGTTCTCGGCCTCGGCCGCGGCGATCTGCTGGGCGCCGGCGGCGGTGTCCGCCTCGCGGGCGAACTGTCCCTGGGCGTCCGCGGTCTGCTTGGTGAGCAGGGCGAGGGTCGCCTGGAGTTTCGCGTTCTTCTCGGCCTCGCCGGACAGGCCGGTCAGCCCCATCTCGGCCATCTGCGCCTGGACGGCTGCCTCGTTCATCGAGACGCCGTAGCGCTCGATCGGGTCGCGCTCGCCGCGGAGCAGGCTGGACAGCGCGGACACGGCGTCCGCGGTCGTCCCGCCGAACGTCGCGGCGAGGTCTGCGCCGAGGGTGACGAGGTCGTTCGTCTGTCCGGCCACGGCCTCCATGGGGACGCCCATGTTCTTCAGCTGCGACCCGATGACGGTGGCCAGGTCCTGGTACTGCGACGTGGCCAGGCCGACGTTCGTGGCGGCGTCCGCGGCGTAGCCCTTGACCTGGGCGGCGTGCTCGGCGAACACGGACTCCACGCCGCCGGTGGACTGCTGGAGCGCGGACGCGGAGTCGATCGCGCCCTTGGCGAGCGCGCCGACGGCGGCGAGCGCGACGCCGGCGGGGACGGCGAGCCGGTCGAGCTTCTGCTCGAACTTCTGGACCCCGGTGGCCATGTCGTCCATGCCCTGCGTGCCCTGCTTGGCGTCGGTGACGACGCGGACGGACAGCACGGCGGTCTTGTTGGCCACCGGGGCTCACCTCCTTCGTTGGGCTTCGTCCTGCTCTTCGCAGATGTCGAGCAGGGTGGCCAGGACCTCGGTGTCCGCTGCGAGAAGTTCGGACACGGGCTGGCCGGTGCGGATCGCGAGGGCGCAGATCAGGCGGACTCGTGACCCGGCGGGGTAGGGTCCACGGCCACCTGGTCCGCGTTCTCGGCGTCGACCGCGTCGCCGTCCGGCGTGATGACCTGCGCCTGGACGCACTTGGACAGGAAGTCGTCCACGGACAGGGCGATGACGGACGAGCGGCGCAGCGCGGACCACGCGACGAACGTGGCCCAGAGCATCGGGGCGTCCTGCATCTGCGGCCAGGACTTCTTGCCGCGCGTCATGTCCCACGCGACGGCGTCGCGGTTGTCGGTCTGGACGTCGTACTCGAGAAACTCGTCCGTGCCGTCCTGCTCGATGAGGACGCGCACGGCGGGGGCGGTCAGGCGGGCCATGGTCAGGCTCCTTGGATCTTGGCGAGGATGGACTCGATGCCGGCCTCGTAGCGGGCGAACCACGTGGGTTCGGTGGACTGTGCGGCGAGGGTGAGCCACGGCTGGGCTCGGATGCCGCGGCGGGGCCAGCCCCAATGGATGGGCTGGGCGTACGGGACTCGGGCGTAGCCGGCGCGGGTGATCGCAGCCGTCTGCGTCGCGCCGACGCGCACGGTCGACGCGAGGCGCCCGGAGCGTCGGGGGGTCGTCGGGCGGGCCGCGCCGGCGACGATCCCCCCGACCTCGCGGTGGACCGCCGTGAGGTCCTTCATGTCGGCGCCGGCCTTGCGCAGCGTGGAGCGCAGCTTCTTGGCGCCGATGACCTCGACGGCGGGCTGGCTCACGGCTCGACGTCGCCGATCGTGGGCTCGCCGATGAGGGTCCACTCGAAGTCGGACGTCGGCTTGGTCTTGACGTCGCCGCCGATCTCGATGGCCTCGACGGTGACGGTCCCGGTGATGGACCGGCCCTTGGCGGTGTTCGGCACGTACTCGAACGGGAACTCGATCCCGCGGTTGTTGAAGCACCACTCCGTGGTGGAGTCGATGTTGCCGAAGTCCTGGAGCAGGGTGCCCTGGAGCGTCCAGGACTCCGAGCGGTCGCCGGGGGCCTGCTCGCCGGACAGGACGTTGACCGGGTCGCCGGTGTCGACCTCGGGCACGAGCCGGCAGGACGTGACCTGCGAGGCGAACTGCTTCAGGGTGCCGGCCTCGCCGAGGGTGAGCGTCCCGGCGCCGACGGTGATGGTCTGGATGGCCATGGCCTAGTCCTCCGTGATCTGCGTGGTGAGGGTGAACGTGAGTGCCGGCAGCGGGTCGGCGCCGTGGTTGGCGAGGACGACGGCTTGCGCGCGGGCGTCGTCCACCTGGACGACGGCGCGGACCTTGGCGAGCATGTCGCCGAGGTCGTCCAGCGCGGGGCCGGCGCCGTTGTCGATCGTGATGAGCCAGACGTCCCAGGTCGCGACGTAGGACGTCTCGTCCAGGACCTCGAACGAGACGTCGACCGGGCCGACGAGCGCGCCGGGCAGGTTGAGGTCGCGCTCGTCGGTCACGGCCGGCACGCCGGCGTCGGTGATCATCTGCGCTACCTGCTGGCACGCGGCTCCGAGCTTCACGGCGTCACCCGACCTGTGGCGGGACGAACGAGTCGATGCGCAGCATCCGGGCCACGTCGGGGTCGTACCGCGACACGTAGGACGCGCCGACCTCGGTCAGGGCCTCGACGCCGGACGGGCTGTTGCGCCGGCGGACCAACCTCGCGGCCAGCATCGTGGCCGCGAGGTCGGTCTGGGCCGTCCAGGTCTCGCCGTCCGCCTCGCGCGGCGCCGTGGGCAGGTCCTCCACGAACGCGACCACGGCCGCGGTGCACGTCTTCACGACGGCGTCGGGCGCGGCGAGTTTCAGCCAGTCGGCGACGGCCTGGGGCTCGATCACGGGATCAGGCCTCCGGCGCCGGCGTGACGTTCGCGCGGAACAGGGCGCGGGCGTCGTTCACGATCATGCCGCCGTAGCCGAACACGCCGACGTCGACACCGCCGTTGGGGATGTTGAGGGCCTGGACGCGGACCGGGGGGTTCACCTCGTACCACGTGGCGGCGCGCGAGTCGCCGGCGAGGATCGCGCCGGCGGGGAGCGAGGGCTCGACGTCGAACGACAGGCCACCGGCGTTGCCGGAGACGGTGCCGAGGTTGATCGCGCCCTGGGCCTTCAGCCACCACGGGACTGCGTCCGAGGGCAGTTCCACGAACTCGGCCCACACGTCCGCGGCGAACGTGATGAACGACAGGTTCGAGCCGAGAGTGGCGGCGCGGACGCCGAGCTGCGCGAGCGCGGACGTCACGGTCGCCGGCGCGGGCGTGACGACGGTCGCCGCGGCCAGCGCGATCGCGGCGGCGTAGGCCTCGGACTTCTGCTTGTACTCGTCCGTGGCCGCGACGAACCAGTCCTGGAGGAACTGCGCGGACCCGAGGTCGATGAACGCGCGATCGATGTCGTTGCCGCCGGCCCAGCGCTGCGCGTCCGCGGTCGCGGGGACCGTGGTGAACGTGCCGGCGCCGTGGATCGCGGCCTTGTCGCCGGCGTACTCGCCGATCAGGTTCTCGTACTTGCGGGTGAAGCCCTCGATCTTCAGCCCGGTGAGCGGACGCGGGGCGCCGAACGCGTCGATGATCGGGCGGCGCACGTTCGAGGCCTGCCACAGTTCGCCGGCCCACTGCGGGCGCTCGGGCGCGATCGCGGCGGCGGCGTCGTCGCCCGGGACGATGTCCCCGAGCGCCGCCTGGACGGTCGCGACGTTGCCGGCGATGAGCGCGTCCCGCACGATGCGCGAGGCCGTCGCGAGGTCGGGGCCGCGGCCGGCGGTGCGTGCCGGCGCCATGGGCGCGTTCGCCGCGGCGACGATCGCGGCCGAGGGCGAGGGCTCCGGGGCGGCGGGCGCCGGCGG